CGCCGGCCAGGATCTCGTCGGCGATCGGCGCCACCGCAGGCGCCGCGGCGATGACCTGCCCTGCCTGCATCGCGGAGTAGGCTGCCTGGACCCCGGTCTGCACCTTGTCGGCCAGCACCTTCTCGGTCTCGGCGGCGAGCTTCTGCACCTGGGCGGCGATGAGCTCGGGCGACTGCTTGGTGGAGAGCGCCTGCTGCAGCTCTTCGACCTGGGACTGTAGCGCCTGCACCGTCGGATCATCGGCACGCGAGAAGAAGCGTGATCCGTCCCGGTAGCCGATACCCGCGAAGACCTCTTTGATCACCGTGCCCGCGTCGAGGCCGAACTTCAGCAGCGTGCCGTCGGCCAGCGCTTCCTTGATCGCCCGCAGCGCTGTCAGCAGCATGTTGATGCGCTCGGTCGGGTTGGTCGCGCTCATGCCGACGTTCACGTTCAGCATCACGTCGCCCTCGAGCAGCATGTAGAGCACGTCGGGGTTGGCCAGCTCGGCGGGCAGGTTCGCCTGCACTGCGGCGCGCCTCATCAACACGTTGTCGGTCTCGAAGGCACGCTCGAGCTTGAGGATCTGGCGCATCACCGGCTCGACCCAGCTCTCGACGAAGGTGCGCAGCCGGTAGTTGGTCACCTTGTCCGAGTTGCCGGTCAGGATGTTCATGCCTCCGACGGTCTCGTTCAGGCGCCGGTTCGATTGCACGCTCGAGCCCGAGAAGACGCCGGCCACCTCGTCGAAGTCCAGGTTCAGGCGGTCCTGCTCCTGGTAGCTCGAGCTGGTCACATCCGCAGTCTCGGCCACCTTCACGTCGCCATCCGGGTCGTCCATCAGGGTGGCCGAGCCCGGCACGTTGCGGGTGAGGCTGCGCAGATCGACCTGCTTGCCGCGCTTCACGAAGTAGCGCTTGTTCAGCACGAAGTTGATGTTGTCGCGGCGCAGGTTGGCAAGGTCGTTAGCCTCGGCCTGGGCGTCGCGGGTGAGCTTGGGCAGGCCCGACGGATAGACCTTGTGCGCCTCCACGATCGAGGAGCCGACCACGAAGGGGCGGCCTTGCGGGTACTTCACCTCGAGGGGCACCGGGTCGGAGAGCAGGATCGTGGTGCCCAGGGTGTAGTAGATCCAATCCTGCCCGTCCTCCTCGATGATGTTCTCATGCACCCACACGATCGAGTAGTCGGTCACCGCCACGGTGTTGTCCGTCGCCTCGGCCCGGTCTCCGGTGCGCGCCGAGCGGATCGAGTCGAGCTGACGTGATGCGCTGGCCTGGATCTCGGACTCGGCCACCGGCAGCCAGGTGCCTTGCTTGACGCGCGCCTTCACGTCCTTGATGTACATCGGCAGGAGATGCACGAGGTAGGGACTGGTGCCCACCGGGTCCATCCAGTTCGCCGCCGGGTCGAAGCGGAAATTCTCCACCGGCACCAGCTCGACGTCGGGGCGATCGATGCCTCGGCGCTCATCCAGCATCCAGGACTGTTTGGACACCACGATGCCGGCCACGGTGGCGTCCTGGAACGCGCCCATCGCTACCATGAACCACGGGATCGAGCTGGTGAGCCGAATCTGCAGCAGGTGCTTGGCGAAGCTGGCCGCCTCGACCTGCAGCGGGTCGTCCTTGTCCAGCGCCTGCACGTCCACTACGTCGTAGCTTGAGAACAGCGCCTCGGCGGCGGTGGCTTCGTACTTCGTCACCGCGGACCGTGTCTTCGGCCGGAAACCCCTGGCACGGCCCCGGTACGCGTCGGACAGGTACTTCGAACCGACGGGGTGCTCGCTGTTGAACTGGCGCAGCGCCGCCTCGAGTTCCGCGCGCACGTTCGCGTCGAAGTAGTCGGTGCTCGCCGAATAGGCCGCATCCGCCCGCCCCAGCCAGTCGATCTCCGGGTAGGCGGCGCCAGGCTCGTCGTCGGCCAGCAGAGGCGTGTTGATCTCGGCCAGGCCTGCCTCAGCCTGCATCTCGTCGGTGTCTTGCATGGTCAGCTCTTGTCGGCCAGCAGGTTGCCGGCGATGTCGGTCTTGATGTCGTGATACTGGGCGTCGCTGAAGGCGCCGCGACTGAGCCGGTAGCGCTCAAGGAGCTCGCCGCCGGCGCGCACGATCGCCTTGTCGAAGGCGCTGATCGAGTATTGCTGTCCGACCTTGATCACGAAGGCCCACTGGCCCGACAGGTACAGGTTGCGCACCGTGGCCAGGCCGTTCTCACACGTCACCGCCCACAAATGCCCCGGGTAGTGCTTGTGCAGCAGCTCGGCCATGTTCTTCGCCAGCACCATGTCGCTCGCGGCGACCTGCGGCTGGTCGGTCATCAGGATGTCGCTCATGCCACGCTCCTCGCGGCCGTCTCGGCGTCCCGCTGAAACGCAGCGATTCGCTCGCCCAGGATCTCCGAGTAGCGGGCCATGTAGTGCGCCTGCAAGTTCATGCGCGCCTGCTCGGCACTGGTCAGCCGCGGAAACAGCGGTCCGTCCTGAAACGCGTGCAGGGCGTCCAGCTTCTGGTCGAGTTCGGCCTTTTCATCCACCACGCGCTGCTGATACGGCAACAGGGTCTCGGTCATTGGTCCCACTCCGGTTCGGTTTCCGCCAGCTCGAGGCGGTCTTTCTGTTGGTCGGTCAGCCAGACCCACTCGTCATAGCTGTAGATCGCCCGGATCGATGCGGGCAGTGCCGCGTATCGGGCCTCAGCCGTGGCTGCCATCGGCCGCCCCCTTGCCGCTGCGGTGCGTGCGCCCGTTCGACCAGCGGTAGCCGGGCTCTTGGCTCTTCGGCGCAGTGATGCCGGCCTCGGCTTCGGCTTCCCCCACCACGTCGGACCACAACCGCTTCGAGGTGCGGACCTTGCGGTCGGCCGGCAGCGGCGTGTTCGGGTCAAAGCTCATGATGGTTTCCTCGTGCCCTGCTCGAAGGCTTCACGGTCGTCAGCGCTGTTGTGCAGCCACAGCCCGGGCTCCTCGTCGTCTTCGACGGGGTCGCACCAGCAGCTCGGCGCGGTCTCGTGCTCGCGGACATCGCCTCGCGGGACCACATGCCATTCGATTGCGTCTTCCATGTCACAGCCCGTCCGCGTAGATCTCGGGCTCCAGCGCCCTCTCATCGACGATCACCGGCGGCTGCGGGTCCATGTCGTAGATCCGGCTCATCGCGTCGAGAACGTCGTCGTGTACAGCGTACGGATAGACGAGGTACTCCGTCAGGAACTCCTTGTTCAGCGAGTACAGGTCGCCCTTGTGGTCGCGCGCCTTCGTAGGGGTGAAGATCCGGAACGCCTGCCCGGCTTCCCGCACGCGAGCCTGAGCGGCCGTCTCACTCGAGACCACCGCCGGGAGCATGAACCGGCCATTCTTGAAGTCAGGCTCCAGGCGCTGGATGCGATCGAACTTCGAGCCGCCACCCTCGCGCGGCCAGGCGAGCTCCTTGATCTCCCAAACGTCGCCCTCGCGCTTCATCTCGGACTCGAAGTGCTCGATGTCCGACTGCATGCCGTAGCGCTCGTAACCGACCTCGACGCGCTGCACGGCGGGCGTGCGACGCCACTTGCGGCGCAGCGCTTTCAGGTTGTCCCAGCGCTCGGCCAGGCTCATCTTGTGGCGCCGGCCGTCCAGCAGCCACTTGTTGCCCGCGGCGTCGATGCCGATCACCACCATCGCTGTGTAGTCGCTGGTCTTCTTTTTCGAGCCGGCCGGGTCGCAAATCAGATAGACGTTGAGTGTGGCCGGGCGCACCTCGGCGAAGCGCAGCCAGTCCTTTCGGAACATCGCCTGCGCGCCGGCGGCCGGATTCTGCAGCATCTGGGCAGCTAACACGCTGGCGATCTGGTTGCGCTTCTTCTCGGCCCACGCCTCGGGCGACAGGAACACCGGCTTACCCGAGGGCAGCCCGTTGTCCGTTGCGGCGTAGATCCGGGGCTTGACAGCGCCCATCTCCATCATCGTGTGGTAGCTGTCGGCGTACGAGTAGCGCGTGCCGATGTGCCACTTGCGGATCTTGCCGTTCTTGCCCCGGGCGCCCAGGTTGTCCGACAGCGACCAGGCGGCGGTCGTCTTGGCCACCTGCTCGGGCGTGCCCACCGAGTCGAGCGTCACCACGTCGTCATACACGAGGAGCTGGAAGTGCGAGCCGGTCGGCTGGCCATCGACGAGGCCATGCGCCTCGATCGTCGCTTCCTTGGGGTTGCTGCGCCGGCGCACCACGAGGCCCTTCTCTTCCGACCACTTCGAGCTCTGCCGTTCGGGGATCTCGAAGAACACGTCGGGGTAGAGCTGGATCAGCTCCTCGTTGCTCTCGAATTCCTGCTTGATCTGCAGCAGGAACTTGCGCGCGGTCGGCTTGGTGTGGCTGAAGATGCCGATCGTGATCTCGGGGTCGCGGATGACCTCCTGAATGATCCCCGCATAGGTGATGATCGTGCTCTTGTAGTGCTCGCGCGCCCAGAGATCGAGGTATCCGTCCGGGTCCTTCTCGACCTCGCGCATCCGCTCATAGAGCCACGGGTGCAGCGCGTCCGGCCGGTGCAGCAGGACCACCAGGAGGTAGTACCGATCGTTGCGGCCCAGCCAGCGCTTGCCCTCGTTGCCGTGCAGCTCGACGATGAGCCGCCAAGCCTCCACGATCTTTTCGTAGGGGCAGGCCCAGAGGTGGCGGCGCAGCGTGGGGTTGAGCTTCACAGCCGGACCACGCCTCAGACGATGCGCCAGTCGTCGGCGAGGGCGTCGCTGCCGCTCGGCGCCCACGTCGCAATGTCGCCCTGGGCGGTCTTCAGCGCGAGGTAGGCACGGTACGGGATGAGGGCTCCCTCACCGAAAGCGCGTTTGGCTGCCCCGGTCTGGGCCGGGTATGCGCCTGCGGGAACCAGATACACGAACTGCCCTGCCGCGTTC